AACCGCTGCCCCACTGAAATAAATCTCTCAGTTTCAATATCGTGATAGGTTCTCAGTGCAGCTCCACTTTCCAGACCTGGTGGTTTTCTTCCGGTTGCACTGAGTTCTGAAATTCCTGCAATCTCATAGGCTTTTTGAAACAGTCTCTCCATGTGGCTATAAACTTCTGGATGCATTGCAGTTGGATTGTAGCTGGTGGGTGGCTGCCCCACATAGTTTACAATTGTGCCAGGTACATTCCTGAGCCTGGATTCCACTACCCTTGATCCATGCTGAACAAATAACCAGGGTACACTGAGAAGGTGCATACTCTGCTGAATCCTCAATGCCAGTTTGTTAATTTCCATCTGGATATTCTTCAGCTGCTCTGCCAGTGAGATTCCTGCAAATCCAATACAGGCATCACCCCAGTGCATAAACACAAATGGATAGTTGGTGTAATTATACTGCTCATCTTCCAGGATCACAGTTTCCATGTGGATAACGTGCCTGCCATCGTCTGAATCATTCATACTTGGCAAGTGCCAGGATTCAACACACTCAACCATCTCTGCTTCATGGCCTTCCTCACTGGTCATAAAGTCCTCATCCTTCCTGGATGCAGCAAACCTCAATTCTTCCTCTCTCTCAGGAAACTGCAATATCAGAGTCTCCAGGGGAATGCTTTTTACCTGGTGCAGTGATGGTGGTTGATCTGCATACATTGCAGCATTCAAGTCCCATAGAATTTCATTGGGAAAAACTCGCTCCACAAACAGCTCAGATCCTTCCCGCCCAATCTTCATGCACGCAACATCAAATATGCAGCTGTCCTGGAAGATTTTGGGCATCACATCATAAATATTGGTCTGGTAAAAGATACCTTCCATTACATCAGATAACCTTCGTGCATTCTGGCGTAACTTATAATCTCCCCTCCTGGTTAAGTACATTGGCTTTGGTTTACTCTTGCCAATTCGTGAAACAAGCGTGTCTGTTATGTTGCCAACAACATTGAGGCGCATCCGGTAGTCCTCCAGGTTCATCCGGTTTGCAGATCCACCCCTCCTTAGATCCTCATAATCCCTTTGGGTGTACATTCTGAGCATATCCAGGTTCAGAGTGTGCCTGGAGACATGATCTTCTCTCAGCTGCAAAATCAGCTCAGTGAGCAAGTTACCCATTTCTGTTTCATCTGTTTCATTCCACCAGAATTTCATTGTACTCCTTCAAGATATTGTTTTGTGATTTCTGCATCACTTTGCTGTTGTTGTGGTTGTTCTGGAAAAGTTATGTCTGGCAGCTCTGGAAAAAATTCCACCTCAATTCCGCAACCTTTAAATTTTGCTACTCTTTTTCCTTCCAGGAAGGTGATTAGTTTGTCTGGATCTGGTAGTTTGAACATTAGTTTGCCAATTTTAACTTATCAAGATTGAATACTCTGATACCATGACCCCCACCCCACATTTCAGGAAGTGTACTATAATCAATTCCATCATAACCAAGTTTGCGTAATTCTTTTACAACTTCTTCCCCAGGTAATTCATCCTGCCATATTTTCATTTCAAATAATTCATTTGCATCAATAAGGTTTAAATCTTCTGCGTAAACCTCATTAACCTTTCCATACAATTTGGCTTCATCGGCATCCGGTGTTATTGTGACTCCTTCGATCCCTAAATCATCTGGTGTAGTGTTTGATTTTAGTGACCCTTTGATTTCTTTTTCGCTACCGTGATAAAACTTTCCCATTGTTGGTTTTGGTTGGTTCAATATTGATTGTGCATCTGATTTAGCCTGGACCTTCTGTGCATCGGTCCTTATATTCATTGCCTTAAATTGTCTGTTGAGTGCATCACCATAATCCACTGCCATTTGTGACTGCCGTAATTTGTCAGTAGGATCATATTTTTCAGGACCAAATAATAAAACTTCGGTGGTATTAACATCTGGATCATAATGCATAAACACCACATCCGGTTCACCTTTATTAAAGGCATTTGCAGCTTTTTTACTCCAACCCACTGGTGCTTCTGCATCACTCCAAGGTAATCTGGAAGAAATTTTGAATCCTGCCTGGGAATAGAAACGTGGAAGTGCCACATCAAAAGCATCCAGCTTTTTTCCACCTTCCTGAACTGCAAGCAGCATCATTGTTGGCGAAATTCCTCTATATTTGGATTTTTTATGGTTGAACACACTGACAATATCACCATCAGCTTTAATGGCAAATCCTGCTTTATTATCTGGTGTAATGAAAAGTTTCATCTGCTGATACTCTTCTGGAGAGTAAGCAAAAACAGATGCACCTAATTCTTTGTGGGATTCTTTTGCCTTGTTGATTGCGTTGGCAAAACGCTTTGAAGATATTTTGTTGGGTTTTAGTTGGGAGACTTTTTCTGGAAAGTTAATTCCATATGACCTGAGTTCTGCCAACTTTTTTTCAGGAATCTTAAATGTGCTTAGTTCATTTGCAGCCAGTCCTCTGCTTCCTCTGGCGAAAAACCTCTTCGGATCAGATCCTCCTTCATCGGGTCTGATTTTATTTCTGATGCCTGTGTAGTATTTGGGGACTGTTGTGCTTCTGTAGAGTTCTTCAAGCTCATCACCAATGGTTCCAAGAGTCCTGCCTCCGTAAGTACCTTGACTGCCTGCTGGTCCTTGCTGGACAACTTTGGGAATTGTTGCGAGTTTGTTGATTTGTTTGCCATATCCTGCTCCCTTTAAAATTTCTGAATATCTACCTGAGCTTAGTAGTATTGCAAAATCTGGTACATTTGCAATACTTTTCTGAAGATTTTTTGTATCCTTCATAATTTCAGGAATTGTTCGCAGTTCTCCAGCTGCTCCTCTTTGCTCCATTACTGCCTTAACAAAGGACCAGGCTGTTTCCTGTACCTCTGCCCCTGTCCACTTGCCAGAAACTGCTTTACTCTTGGTTAGAATCTCTGCTGCTTCCCTGTGCAGTGCCGATGATGCAATATATCCTGGAGACTTATATCCTAACTCATCAGTAACAGTGTATTTCTTATCACCGGCAATTGATGGTTTTGTACGTTCAAGAGTAAATTTACGCCTTGCCCCACCAAACACTCTTTGGACTACACCAACAGCTTTACCTTCCCAGGTGTCCTGCGTGATTTCTGTAGTATCTCCCAATATATTCTGCCTGAAAGAATTTACCTTTGCACCGGAAAGCCGAATGGAATCCCCTTTCCTGCCTGAAAGTGACCGTACAGAGTTTGGTATCCAGGCATCCATAACAGACTTCCTTCGGACCAACTCTGCATTCTGGGGTGATGCTTCCTGGAATGTTCTGATGGTTGCAATCATTTCATCTTCACTTCCAATAGGTAAATCAAGATCTTTAGAAAGTTTTTCAAGTGCTACCGCACCACGGTTTTCCAGTGGAGTCTTACTAACTCCATCACCCATGATGCGGATAATCTCATTTCGATTAGTAGGTCTACCGGCTTTTATCCATCCTGCCCAGATATTCAAAGCATTTTCCAGGTTACCTTCTACAGATATTTGTGGAGATGTAGATGCAAGCAAAGCAGAGAATTGTTCAACATCATCCTCAAACACTGTCTTGAGTGCCACACTGGTATCTTCATACCAACCTTTTTTTGCCACTCCTGCTGATGCCATTGCAGCAATTTTCTTTGCATCTAACCTAGATCCTCCAGGCAATATTCTTGGATCACCAACTGATGTTGCAGTGCCTGCCCTTGCTTCTAATAAATCTGTTATTTTACCAATTGTCTGGGGTTGCATCAGTTCTATTTCTTCTTTGGTAAAATATTTCTGCATACCCTGAACTGCAGGATCTGCTTCCTCAAATGCCTTTATCAAAGATTCTCTAACTTCAGCAGTTTCTCCACCATATGCTTTGAGTTTTCCACCAGTTTTCTTCAGACCTCCAAACATGGCTGCACCCACTCCAAGTGATGCAAGCTTACTTGCTCCAAGTTTACTCAGAAGTACAGCTGCCTGTGCTTTTGCTGTTGGACTTGGTGAACCAAAAGAACCAATCATACCTGGCACAGACTCTGGATCTAAACCAATTTTCTCTGCTGCCCACGGATATGTGCCTTTATACTCAGGATTTACCACTGGTGGAGGAGTTTCTGGTATTCCACCACCTCTTGGGCGCATAGTAGCAGCTTTATAACTTGCCGGTGGTGTCAATACACCCTGTGAAACTCCTTCTGCAATATCAATCGGGGCAAACATTCCTGCCACCAATCCTTTTGCCATTTCAGTGGAAACATTGCCAACTGGATAACCCATTGCACCCAAAATCTGCTTTGCAAGCACCCCATAATCTGGTTTTTCGCTGTCCAAATCCTCCTGGCGTACTTCTGGAGATGGTTTTGAGCGTTCAAGCATCTTTTTGGCATCTCTTTTCTGCATGGAACGCATCACAGGGTGCATTGGTTTATATTGCTGCTTTGCTTGTGCCATATTCTAATTTATTGTCTCATAAACCGGATCTGGGCCATGTTCGTCCCACCAATTATCAACATCCTGTACTATTTTTGCCTCTGCTGCATCTTCCATCTTCTTCTCTTCTGCCCTGAACCACTCGTCTGTTCCCAAAAGTGGCTGGAATGTCTCTGCCTGGTGCAGAAATGCCAGGCTCTCACGCCAGACATATAGCAAAGCATCGCACGCGTGATTTTCGCAGTCGCTGCGCTCTATAAATCTGCCCTTAGTACGCTCATTTAAGTCCCATTCCAGCAATTCCAGCTCATCAATCAGCAGCTGGTTCTCCTCAGTGTCCAGAATCTGCAGCTTGCCCTTCTTAAAGTCACTGTTCAGTAGTTCGATGTGGTCAAATTTCGCACGTTTCTGAGCTGGTAAAATG